GGCAAATTAGTATTAGATACCTCTAATGCAGTACCGGATATTGTGTTGTTAACGTAATCTAATGTGCAACTGCTATACGTAAACCTTGCAGTATTTATGCTAATTACGGATGTTGGGTCTTCGACTCCAAAGTTATCAACCAACCCGATTACTTTTGATCCGGTGAATAAATTGTATTGCGTTAATTGTAGGTTAATATTTGCCTTGCCGTAAATATTATACAATTGGCTAAATAGTAACGCAGTCAAATTGGCGTAAGAGGGGCCACCGGAAAACCGAGAAAATGTTACAAGTGCATTATCTGAAACGGATAAAATAGATTGTATTTGCGATACGTTTGTTGATGGGAATGGCCCGCCAATGGGCGAGTTAATAGACTTCTTATAAAGGTTATTAGATGTCTGATTGTATAAAGTTTGCTTTTTTGCTAACGTAGATGAACCTGTCTTTTTTAGATTAGCAATAAATACGGATGTTATTCCTGATGATAAAGCCCGAAAAGATATAGTTAGATTGCCTGTAGCGGGTGCAGGTAGTGTTGTTATTGTTCGAGTCTGAAAGGTGGTATTTGTTATTTCATCATCATAGTATTGAGTTGCACCCCACGCCCCTGCACCTGATATTAGTTTTGCATAGTTTGTAGTTGACATTCCTGATGTAATCTTTATTTCTACACCTAAATTACCTATAACATTGCATTTAGTTTGATACTCTATTGTAATAATATCTCCCTCATTAACAACCCCACAGGATAAAGCGTTTAGTGTAGTGTTAGTACTACCGGATGTGATTTGCGCCCCATAGATACCATCAACCGTAGTCATTGTAAAAGTACCACCGCTTCCAAGCGACCTACTCCAATTAGTGGGTATGCCAGTACCGTAGTCAAGCAAAAACATATTGCCGTTGTCAACGGTGTTTTGTGCATAGTTTAAATCAGATATAACCTCAAGCGATGTAAAGCCCTTTTTTATTACTTTAGTTTGGCTATTATCAATAAAGTAATAAGGTGTACTAACATCACTTAGGTATGGGGTAATTCTTCTGTTAATGTTAACCGTACTCAAGGTATCGGTTGCGCTTGTGCTATCGGTACGAAATACACGCAGCGTATCGGATGCCCTTTCGTTCACCGAGGTAATCCACCACTCACCGCCTGATTGATATAGCTGCGCTCCATGTGCCACACAAATATCCTGTAACACATCGTAACAACTTTTGAACGTATAATCATTGTTAGTCCAAGTAGTTGGGAATATGTGAGTTTTGCGGATATAAGATTCAGCCGTACTATGGGCGGTAGCATAATAATTGATAGCCGAATTGATATAGATTGTAACCGGATAAGCTATATTAAGTAAGCAGTTGCGGATAATTTGCAGTAGCGATTCGGATGTGTTAATTGTTGCGGATGAAGGTTGATATGGTACGGTTTTGAGCAACCCTAATCCATCTACACAAATTATATCAACAAAGTTTCTGCCAGTTGTAAATTGTATGGCTATGCTATCCATTAATACAAACCCCTGCCATATAAAGTACGTTCCATTATTGGCAACAAACCGAACGTAATACTTCCTGTCATCCGTAGAAACTAAATCCGGGTAAGGCCCTGTAAAGTCGGTGAAATCTGCCCGGATGTTAAATATCGTTGGCAGTATGGGTTGAAATGGGTCATCACCAGAACCTGCGCAGGTTAGCACAAACGGACTCATACCGGAGTTAACATTGTACTCCGGCCCTGTGTAGCCGTTTTCCCACATTTCAGCCGTGTAGGTTAACCCCGATTTGCTGATAGCTGAAAATATGTATTTCTTTCCGTATGCCATTTTAGTTTGTTAACCCTCTGAATGTATTAGTACGTTGCTGACTTAACCAAATATCCTGCCCCATTATTCTACCTTCTACCACTACCTTGCTTGCACCACTCCCCCCCATCTGCGATGCCGATGCAATAATTTGTTTCATCTGGTCGGGGCGTACAATATGCTCTGTACCGTGTAGCATAACAGGGTAACCGGATTGGGGGCCGGATACGGTGCCGCCTTCAGAGAAGCCGAGGAGTTTCTTAAATCCACCTAAGAATCCTTGCCCGAACGATAATCCTCCGCCGCCCCCGAACGCCATCAAAATACCCTGAAAGATTGCCGCTTGAACTGCTGCCTTTGCAATATCAATAGCAACTTGCTTAAACATATCCCCAAGCGCATCGCCTAAACTTGCACCGTTCTGCATAGCATTAAATAATCCGGTAAAACTATTCATTAAAGTATTTGTAAGTGCAGCCGCTTTCGATTCTCTTAATTGCTCTTCGTACTTCATTTGTTCCGAGTTCCTTATAGCAAGTGCATTGTTAAGAGTATTGTTAGCAGTTACCTGTAATTGTAAGTTCTGTAAATCCTGTGTGCCTGTGTTACGATTGGGAGCAGCCATTTCAGTTTGTTGCCCGCCTTTCTGCCCGAAGTTTAACCTATCATTTTGAGCGTTGAATCTTTCTAACAATGGAAGAATCGCATTAAGATTATTCATGTAGTTTTCTAATGCACCGTTGATTTTTTCTTGTTGTGTTGCACCGCCCCCCGCATCCGGTTTAGTTCGTGAGCCTGCAAGTGTCTTATCTAAATCGATAGCCTGCATTGTAAGTTTATCGCCCTCTGCCGTTAACTTCTTTGCGTTGTCTGCTGCCTCCTTATACTTACTTGACATTTTGCTAGCTGCCGCGCTTCCAATCCCTCCAAGCCCACTAAACATTGCAGTTGCACCAACCCCGGCTTGCTCTAATAAACTAAGATTATACGCTTCGCCTGTAACTAATTTTGCTGATTCATTTGCAGCGTTTTGATACATAATCTGCGCCCTTGCTCTTAAATTAAGAGATTGAACAACAATACTAGTATTTGCTGCCATCAATTTTTCTGCTTCGTCTAATGAAGAAGCATAACCGATAGTTTTACCCAACGAATCGTTATAGCTTTTTAACGCTTCATCTTTAGACATTACCCCCTGCCTTGCTGCTAAAATATCATTACGTACGTTTTGTAAATTAACGGTAAAATCAGTAACACTTTTAGTTGCTGCCTTCATTCCTTCATCAACCGATTCCATAGTTCTACTCCACGCCCCGAACCCAATCTGTGCAAATGTTATTGCAGTAACGATACCACTAAAGGCCAACCCCGCCGCCCCCGCAGCCGGAACTAATTGGGTAAGGTTATTCGATATAGCATTAAATCCATACGGTAAATCCTGAATAACCCGTGATAGTCCGGTGAAGTTGGTGCCGAGTTTAGCAGTTGCACCGCCCGCCTTACCGCTTGCCGAACTAATGCCATCCAACCCTGCAATAGTCTGATTAAACTTTGCAAGCGCATCCTTATTATCGGCGGTGATTGTTATCCGGAGTTTCTCTTCTGCCATCTTATATTGCTTGACTAAGTTTCTTCATGTTCTCTATAAATTGTTCCTGCGTTAATCTTTCGCCCCGATCCGGTTGCTCATCCGTTGACAAAGGTAAGAACTCTGCTATATCTTTTCGCTTGCCGGATTCGGTGTTAGTGCAATAAATGATATAGGCTATCATTCGTGTACGCTGCCATTCGGCTAACTGCTTCGCTTCGTAACCTTTTCTATAAAGCAAAAATTCTCGCCATGTAGCCCTCCAAAAACCTTCGATGGTCATTCCGGCTTCAATGGCGAGAACAAGTATCTCATCCCAAGTCTTTTCCCTTAACTTTTTTTTTCTTCCACAGGCTTTTCATCCGTTGGTACATCCGGTGTCATACACTTTATAGTGTAGTGTATAAACTCATTCACCGCTTTACCATTCGCCCCGCCCGCTTCATCTATGTACCTGGCAGCAGTCCTATCATCTATCACTTGCCCTGCACTCTCACTTGCTGCCTGTACCATTGTTATAATATGCTTGAAAGAAAACACCTCCCCATTGTATAGGCTTAACAACTTGCTGATAGGAATATCCCCATTCAGTTCGCAGTAGCGGTGCATCGCCCAAGTACCCCATTCCAATTTAACAACACCCCCCGAAATCTGTAGTTCGTATGGTGTCATAAATTAGTATGTTTTAGTTTGGGTCATTGGCGCACTTTGCACACCAAATTCTGCATCGAACTTCATCAAGTCTTTATCCTTTGCATCCAATTTTATAGAGGTAACAAAGATATTACCTGTGTAAACTATATCTCCGGATACAGGAGATGCAGGGCCGAACTTAGCAGCAACTACTGCCTTGCTACCTACCAAAGAATACAAGCGCTCATAGCTTTCTTTGTCAATGGTACCTGTCTGGTCGATTGCATTACCGCTAACCGAAATGGTCTGCATAACGCTATCACCAGGTAATTGTTGGTCGCCACATTTAGAATCAGCATCAATGGCATCTCTTTTTACATCCATTGATACAGAAGTTAAACACGCAACAGGGAGAAACGTAGTGTTATTATCCCAGTCAATTTGCAGAATTATATCTCTGCCGTTTACGAAAGTGTATGCCATTTTATATTGTTTGAGTTACTACAAAGGTATAACGAATAATCACACGAAAAGTATTTTCCGAAGGGTCTAAGTCCTCTAAGTTGTTGATGGATTCACATACCACGTTTTTACAATCCCAACCAATGGGAAGGGTTACCACCGTGTCTGAATTGATACCGCCCACAACCAACTCTGCTATTTGCTCTGCTCGTTTGAATCCGAAATTGCTGCCCTTAGTTACTATATCCACATTTGCGGATACCTCAAATTGGAAACAATCTTTACCTTCCCCCTGGTTCGCAGTTCGGGAACTGATAACAATGTACTCCCCATCCGCATCCGTTGGGGTCATGCCATCGTACACATCAATGTAGGCGTATGCTTGTATCCGGGCAACTAACCATTGTTTTATCGGTATGGCAGGGTTTTTCATTATCATTTGAACTTCAATAATTCTACTATTCGTTTAATAAGTTTCGGCTTTTCATTGAGGTAGGCAGGTATAAGAAAAGGTTGTGGCTTAATTCCGTTTTTCAGTATAAAGTATGCCATGCGTTCTGCCACTCTCAAATCCTCATCTAACCTTTGATTAGCATTCCCTACCCTTCTCTTTGATTTTACTTTGTATGTTCCGGCTAACTTTTTACGCTTTACATAATAAAGAAGTGATAATATCAAATCTCCATAATCACCCTCACCCTTCCCCTTAAATTGTGCGGCATATGCTGAAAACCCTTTATGGATTGGGTTTGTCATTGCTTTAGATTTCGTGCCAAACTCTACATAGGGCGCATAACCTAATTCTGAATATACCGATTTCATTAACGGCTCACCAATATTGTGCTTTATGGATTGGCGTAACTTCCCAAAGTTCGCAGGTGCTAACCGCTTTGCATCTTTCTCAATCGTTAAAGCAGAGGCATTCATTTCCTTTGCAAGTTGCGGGCCTACCTTTTCGGCTGCTATTGCAAACATTCGCCTCACCGCCTTGCCACCCAATAAGTCGAGTTCTACCTTAGCCATTATCTAAATATTGTTATTTCGTAATATTCCTTCCTATTCTCCATATCCGTTATAGAATGGATTGTATAATCAAACCCATTAATCTGTATCTTATACGTGTTATCGAAGGTGAGGGGGTAGCGGATATACACCCGTGCCGAATCGGTGAAAGTTACCTCCGCTGATAATAGTTGTCGGTCTTGCCCTAATGGCACATACATTCCCCAGATCGTACTGCCTGCCGCATAGGTAACCGTAAAGCCCCCCTCACTATCGGTTGTGGTCGTAGGCACCATTAATACCATAGGCTCAATGAGTAATTCAGCCGATAGAAATCTTGGGCTATTTCCTTTTATTCTCATAGGATTGGTGATGTTTTAGAGTACATCTGACAAGTGCGCCATGCCTTCTGACAAACCCCCATCGTTTCATCGAACGCCCCTCTATTCTCGTACAAGTGATTCACCTGGTCAAGTATTGCCGTTTTCAAAGGATTAGGTAATGCGGTGAATCCAACATTATACACCGCCCGCATTTTATCAATAGCAGGGAAAGTAATAACCGGATGTTTGCCCCCCATGATAGTTTTATCCGTTAATTCGGTGCCTGTGGTTACATCATACAGGGTAATAGATGAAGTTATCGGGCCGTGTGGGAACTGAAACCATCCACCTTTGTTGCAGAACCATACCTCTGCTTGCTTAGTGATAAGGGATAGCCCTGTGGCTTTCTCAATTATCATTCGGGCAGCACGTATCATTTCCGATATTTGCGCATCTTCGGAAGTATGCGAAACACGAATGTATAATTTCGCCTCTGCCAGCGTTACGGGTTCGGCATAGCTTACCTCCGTGATGTTAGAATCAATTATGTAAGAGTAGTTACCCATTGCTCGAATTTTATTAGATTGTTTTCCGGCTGCAATTGTTCTGCCCTTGCAAATGCCTTATTACTGCAAATTTCGTAGTTTTCCTCCACATTTCGTATGGCTGCCACCCACTCATCTAATCTGTCCTGTTTGCAGTAGGTTGCAGCATCCCCACAATTCTCACGCAGCCCAGGGAGATTAGTACAAATAACTGGGATACCTGATGCCATTGCCTCCGTTGCCGTACGCCCCCATGATTCGTAGTGCGATGGCATGAGTAGTATTCTCGTTTTGCGATATGCGATTCGAATATCCGACTGATTAGCCATGTATTCTACATTCGGTAACTCTTTGTATATCTGTTGCCCGTACCCGCCTTGTATGGCTAAGAATTGCTTATCCGGCATAGCTTCGGCAATCCGGTAGAACATTTCAGCACCTTTGTTATGATTGAGATTGATTAGGGTTATCTTATCCCCTTTCTCACCCCTGTAATGGTTAATGTCAACAGGTGGTTGCAGTACGAATCCGTTGTTAGCATACTTGCATTCCTCACTATTCCAGTACGAATTATACACTACATTCAACTCCCTGTGTGTTCTAACGGATGAATACATGAAAGTATTATGTGCAAACCAAACGGCCGGCTTCTTTGTGCTTTTGCAGTCAATAGCTACATCACCTGCGAAGTCTAATTGTGTAAAGATTATATCAGCCCATTCATGATGGAAGTACCAATCATTTGAGCGGTTGAATACGTGGATTCCATCGTATTCGTAATTCTCATTGTTCATCTTTGAGGTCATCACCTTTACCCGGTGGCCTCTGCTCATCAGCCATTTGTTGATGTTGTGGGCGTTCCATTCGGATCCAGATTTTGCCATTGGCAAGTAGCTCTGTACGTGCCACAATATGCGTAGTCTTTTTGGTGGGGTGTTTTCGCTCACGCTTAGAAATATGTTTCATGGGGGAAAAATAATGGGGAGGATTTTACCCCTCCCCACTAAATTTAGATAGTAGCGTAAATAGAAGAGTTAGGAAGCATCAAGTTGATAGCCTCATAACATTCGATTCTTGCAGTAACCATGTTAGTTACGAAGTTGTTTTGATCTTCGTAAGATAACTCAATGTTCAAACCGTTAACCTCTACACGCTCAATAAATGAGTTGTCAAGTACCAAAGCACGGTTGGTAGGAATCCAGTTAACGCCAACGATAGGCACGCCAACAAGATTCAAAGCACCGTTAGCACCGATACCGAGAGAACCTGCACCCAAGTAGTAACCATTGGTGAAAGATTCAATTAGCAAAGTGCTGTATTGTGCATTGCTCACGAAGATTACAGAAGGACTGAAATCAGCAGCACGCTGATTACCAATCAACTGAATCAAATCTCCGAGGTTGGTAGATGCAGAAGTGGTAGTTACACCAGTTGAAGCACCTGATACGCTTGAGAAGAAAGAAGCGTTCTCTGCCTTGAAGAAATCACGAGTCAACAAACGTGGTAACGTTTGGCTCATGAATGGCAAAGAAGCAAGCATCTGACGGCTAAACTTGGTGAATCCGGCAATAAACTGATTAACAGTTTTTACCTCGGTCAGAGAATAGTTGTTCTCTTGCTTTAATGAACCTTCAAGTTGTGCAGCGATGTTGTTCGCATTACCAGTAGCCTCACGATAGGTTACATACAAACCTGTAGGGCTTTGAACGGTTGGAACGAAATCACGCATATTTACCAACTGCGCAGGTTGGGTAGCTTGGCGGCTATTGTAAGTAGCAACGCTATCACCGGAAAGGTTAGTGGCCAAAGTGATAGTCTTCACTTCGGGCATCTCAATCAAAACACGACCATTCTTTTTGATTTCGGCTTCGATGTTACGGCCTTCTAATTTCTCGGATAATACTTCATTGAAACTTTTTGCAGAATCAGGATTGCCGGCTTTTACCTTAGTGGTAAGGGCATCAAATTGATTTTGCATAACTCCTTTGAACTCGGCAAGGTCAGCAGCAGATACTACTGAATCCAATTTGCTCTTAAGTTCGGTAACTACTGATTTAGCCTCGGCCGCATCAGTTTTTGCATTGGCAGAATTTGCCAACACTTGCGTAAGATTATCTCCAATGGATTTTACCTCCGCAGCGATTTGTTCGTTTGTCATTTGAATGATTTTAACGAGTGATTAAATTGTTTGAGTGCTTCAAATACAACTGCGTTCGTATCCGGCTCGACTGCTTTCGCTGCGGGTTGAGTGGTAATGTCTGAAATTGCTTTCTGTATTTGTTTTATTTCTATCTCCAATAAGGAGAAAGTTTCATCTGTAAATGTGCCATGCTTGAACGCCTTTAGTAGCTTTTCTAATCTACCGTTAAGCGTTTCCTGTACCTCTGCTTGCTCCATTCCTTTGTACATGGCTAACGTGGGCGTTTCGGGGTTGGCTGCCCATAGTACCGCACTACCTTCGTATAACATCAATTCTTTAATTGTGCGGATGCCAGTAGAATTATCCATTTCGGATTTGATAGTGCTGAATCCAATTGAGTGCTGATTGATTAGATTAGCCTCATAAAGTTTCAGCATATCTTCACCCATTTCCGTTTCTATAATTTCAGTAACGGCAATAAGTGCATTCCCTTCCACGTATAATTCTTTCGGCTTACCGAGTGCGTACTTCATTGAACTTTTATGGTCAACTAAAGACCATATCAGATTTTTTCCAAGCGGCCCACGTTCCTGTATAGTCTTAGTAAATGCTTCGGGTACTATCACATCGTTATCCAAATCCACATTGCCGCACATAGCCCATACCGTTTTCACGTTACGTGAACGAATATCCATATCCTCTATGCCGTTGCTAATATCTTTAACCTGGTAATGCTTCATTTATCAAAGTTTGTAATTGCAAAAATAAGGTGTTATTCCATAGGTTCAACATATCACCCGCCGGCCCACGTAACCCACCCTGTATGTCAACAGGTTTCCCATTACTATCTCTTACTACTTCGAATCCTACCGTGCATCTACAATTACACACGTTACCTGCGCTGCCATTCGGGTCACCGGGGAACTCCATAATATCTATGCTGCGTAAACCGGGTACGGTAAACGGCTCATCAATTCGTGTAGTCTTTCCATCCATGTGCAAATGGTCATAATCATTGCGTGGTATTCTACGTGTTCTATCATCCGTTATTGCAATCCATTCTTTAACGGTTAGTAACCCAGTTGATACCGCCCCAAGCATTGCACCTTGATTAGCTGCTCTTGTTGTTTCAGTACGTGCGATAAGTTCAGCCCTGTAAACATTGATACCTAATTTCTCAATCTCTTTCATCATTTGGATAATACTCCAACCCTCTTGCATACCCTGTATTAATACCTTTCGGATAGTTTCCTTTGTAGTAGATGTAATGCCGTTGACTAAACTTGTCAACCCCTGTTCGAGAAATAGTTTTATAACTGCCGCCCATCTTTGTTCAGGTGTCATGGAATCCTTGATACCTGCCGACTTGCGAATTTTGTCATAGTTATACTTCGCCATCGTTATCCCGGCATCGTAGTGCAGTTTGCGAATGTGCTGCTTTAACTTTTCCTCATCCGGCTGTTCACCTTTGAGTAGTGCCATACATTGCTTATCCAACTCACGCTTGATAAGTACCCTGTATCGTTTGCGATATGCGTTATAGAGTTGGCGGTACATTCAAAGGAAGGTTGGTGAAATCATCAACGGGTGTCAAACCTTGCGGAATATACAACTTTTGATAATCTTCAATCGGTACATTCGGATCGGGTGCAAGTCCTTGAATCTTTAGTTTCTGCTCCGGTGTCAGCCACCATGCAGTATTTAACCAAGTACTTTGCTCTGCTCTGTTGGCTTCAAGTTCGGAATAGATGCTCATGTCAAAGTCAACGAATATATCCGACCCCTTATACCCCCAATCGGTCTGCATCTTGCGGTTAATGTTATCACGTATGGCAGTTAGTTCGGGAAGTACCGCCCGTATGGTTAGTGATTTCTCCGCTTCTTTCATATTGTTGTAGGTAGCAGCATCGGTATTGCCTAACAACACCGGAGGTACACCGTAGATTGAACATAGGGCTTCTTTATCCCATTTCTCGGCTTCAATCAGTTGCAAGTCCTTTGCAGGAAGTCCAATCTGCGCCCATCCTACTTTATAACCCGATACGGCTGCGCTTCCATGCTTTGCGGCTCCTGTGTTGGCTGATATTTGCATCTTTAGTGCCTGTGCTTGTTCGCTGCCGGATAGCGGGTCAAAGCGTTGGTCATCCATGTACAACACCCCTAACGGCCCCATATTATCGAACATCGCAACAGATGCTTCCTTACTTGCATTAGAACGTGTCAGCACCTTAGATGCTGCCCTAAGCGGTGATAATCCGTACAACTGCCCACCGGTCGCATTCCATTCGGGGTTGAAGTATTTATCATGCAGAATCTCAATAGTATTGAATGGAATATACTGCCCATAGTATAACTGATAGGCTACCTTCTTTGGTGGGAATTGCTCAATATCTACTTTGATTGCCATGTATTGGGATGGCAGCATATAAAGTTCTAACGGCTTGCCCCTGTTTACTGATTCCTCCCCGACCTGTTTTGCATACATGAAAGCATTGCCTGTTATCTTCTTAAACCCTACCCATTGTTCTATAATATCGCTCCATGTATCTTCACTATTCGGGTATTTCAGTAATTCATTTAGCCTGCTATCGCCTTCGTATATCTCGAATGCCTCTTCTTTCAGTTCTTTCAGTTTGGCATAGTCAGTAATCGCATCCGGTTGCTGCATCTTAGCCATGTAGCGTTTCTGTGCTGCTTTGTTCTTAACCCTGTAAACAAACCACGGAGCAACCTTTGCTTTTTGGGTTATTAGGGTAATGATGGCGTACACTAAATCATTGCCTATGTAACTATCCCTAACTAATTCTGATTGGTTTTGCCCATCCCATGTAAGGAGTCCACGTTCAACAGATACCTGCACAGGCATCTTAACAGGTGCTGCCTTGCGATTGAGGAAATCGAATAAACCCATATTAAAATGATTTATACAAAATTACACCGAAAACCCTTACCATACCGCCACCTTGAACGCTGGCTTATGTAGGTGGGTGAATATGGCGTAGCGCATTGCATCAAGTGCATCATCTGATTCCTTTACAGGTTCATCAATCACATTATCGTTTTTATCCTTGCGCCATTTGTAGGATTGCAGTTCACGAATGATGTCTTTGCTATCCTTGTGTACGAATAACGGATATGATTTCACTTTCAATATCCCTGCCCATACTTCCTTGTTTGCAGTTTGTGCGTTGATACCGCCCCTGTAAAGTTCCTCAATGCTTTTAGGTTCGGCTGCATCGCAGTACACGGGCTTGCGGTCGCTGATATGATCCTTTACTTCCCTGCTTATTTCAGATGGGGTTAATCCGGATTTGTAAATGAGTTGCTTTACATAATTCGCCCCTTGGTAATGGCATACCTTGACAAGTGCCAAAGGGTGAACGTAACCGAAGTCTAATCCATAGAACACATCTCCGCCTTCTGGTAATTCATCTGTAATTTGCCATTGAGTATAAATAATCTCCTTTGCTGCGCCACGCTGCCCAAGTCCGTAAACTTTCCACATGAAATCATCGGGTAGTAGTTTGTAGCTTTCAATCGTATCAATCTGAATCTGCGAAAGGTTGCCGAGGTTATTTAAATAGGTAGAATGTATGCGTTTGTTAATCGGGTTGTCCGATACTTCATACACCCATGAAACGAAGTCTGCAGGATTCCAGTCGAGAAATATCTTACCCGTGGTTCTCATTGCCAACTGGTCGAATAACGCCTTACGGATTAGGTTGGCTTCATTTACAAATAGTATATCCCTACCCGGCCCCCTTGCTTTGCCTTCATCTTCTAATCCGAATAGTTCGATGTAGCTGCCATTATCAAATCGGTAAATGAAATCGGTGTAGCTAAATTTCTTATCATCCCACAGGTGCCATTCCTCCATAATTGTTTTGAAATCCCTGTATGCGCCACGTTTGATATGTGGTAGTGAGTGGGATACAATAGAGATGCGGATGTTTTTCGCATTCTTATCGGCTGCAATGGATATAAGGAGTTGTACTATAGAGTAACTTTTACTACTACGTGAGCCGCCCTCATTACAGATTATAGGCGCATCGCTTTTGTATGCTGCTACGTTTTCGTAGAATACGGGGGTTGCTCTAATCTGTTTTAATTCCACAGGTCTTAAATTCAGTTAACGTACAAAAATCTTCTTTAGTCTTTTGTAAAGTTGCGTAAACATTCCACCCGTCAGTAGTATTGCCCATAGCAGCAACGCTACCAACATTGATAAGGTTATAACCGCAGATTGCAGCCAGATTACGATAGAACTCTTCGGTGTAGTAGTTGAATCCATGTCCGGGCCAGTTGCCTGTTTTGGGGTTTTCGGAGATGATATAACCTCCGAGTTTAACGAGGTTGTGTTTATTTTTCCAGCAGTTGTATATGGCTTTGATGTCATGCTTCCCATTGGTGCCAACGTGTTCACTCGTTCCGGCATCCACCAATAAATCAAACTGCTTGCTGAACTTGTGAAGTACGGACAAGTCCAACGGGGTGCTTCCGTTCTCACCCGATATATCAATGGCTTCGTAATCTTTGCCTGCATAGTAACTGTCTTTAGTGTAAGGTGCGGGTAATGGCACCCGGTAATCGTTTTGCGCTCCTAAATCTACCACCGATTGGATATGTGGTAAGTAGGGGTCTATTATGCGTGTTGTTTCGTGTGTATAGCCCATATTATTTCTTTAGATGTACCACTATATCCCTGTGGTCGGGTGTTAGGTTACGGCTAACAATTTTGAATTTATGTTTCATAATATCCACCGTTCTATCATCTTGGTAGAAGTGTCCGATTAACATTCTATCTCCTAAATTGTACTTGCTCCAGTCATCGAAATCGGGGAACTCTGCTTTCAATTTGTCAAAGTTACTAATCATTATCACACAATCACCGCCCTTTTTCATCACTCTGTAAATAGATTGTAGATACTCTTTGATGGCATCATTTGAGAAATGGCAGAATACTCCGTAGCTAAATACGAAGTCGATTGAGTTGTCATCTATTCCTGTGCATTTGTAATCTTGGTTATCCAACTCAATGTATTTCACATTATGATACCTTACTCCATCATGTATTGGTATTACATCTATTCCGATTACATCATCGAACTGCTCTGATAGTACCTTAGTAAATACACCGCCACCGCATCCTATTTCTAAACAGGTTTCAACACCACCAAACGGATAGATAATTCGGTTAATTACTTCCTGTATGCCTATACCATAGGTAAACGCTTCGTAATATCCGCTCTTGCCCCAAAAGTTAATGAATTGCTCTTTGGTGAAGTCCATTACTCGTTGGGTTGTTTAGGGTTAGCAAATGTTTTATCGAATGCTGCTATTGCCGTATCTGCCCAAATAGCTGCTTCATCATTATCTGTTGAGTTAGCTGCAGCAACATAAGCTACATACACCTCCAACCATAACTGCTTTCTTTGTCGCTTGTGGATTACTTCTTCTCTTGCATTCATAATTTAATCTTTTACCCCCCAGTTAATAAAATAAGGTTCAACAGGTAGATAATGCCGATATGCCAATCCTCCGTACGGCTGCACCGGAATCCCTGCAAGATTCATCAACCCTGATAGTAGTGCCTGGTCATGCCGACTGCTAATGTAATGCGGATTCTTACTTTCATTGTGGTGGAAACAATTCTCCTTTGCACCCTCAATCCATTTCTCAAAGATAGGCATAGTTGCGGGGTGGTCGAAATCGAACACAATGCAGCACGCCATTATCTGATACATCCCTTTAGCGGAATCAATCTTGAGAAACTCCAACTGATGGTCGGGGATGTACTTCTCAAGCGGATGCCCTTCGTTGTTCCATGCTACTATTCCATGTTCAGCAGCTAACGCCCACAACGGATCGGGATTCTGATGTACTCTAATAGTCGAATCGCACCAAATAATTTTCCGGTATCCCATCTCAAGCGCTTCCGCTACCATAAACGGTTTAAACTGGTATGGCATATTCTGATGACTCCATGACTTACCCCATCTTTCGGTATTGGGCCAGTCACCGAGGTGAATCTTGCGTTCGAGGTATTCATCCACATACCCATCCACACTCCGAAAGTGCGTATCATAATCAGGTGCCTTGCGGTCTATACTTCTGATTAGACCTAATTGCGCCTCGTTGTAATTTTCCCTGCCGGATGCGGATAGGGATACGATTACTTTGCCGGATGTTACCTTGCCCATATTACGTTTTCTAAGTTAGTTAATAAGCATTTCGTTAACCCTGCCTTATTGCAGTAATCTTTAATAAGGTGAAATAAGTCTACATTACCATTATGCTCAATGCATATCATTTGCGTATGCTTCAGGTTAATTTGTTCTAATATCTCGAAATCCACGCCCTCGGCATCAATAGATATGAAATCAAAGTATTTGAATGGGGAGTTCTTTATCAGGGTGTTGTATGTCCATACCTCGGTCATGCGCTCTTTGAACTCCGTACACGGCCATCGTTTAGTTTCGTTGCGTTTAATTGTACTAAGTAGCGATACATCCCCCCTGCCCAAATGATTGCCCATCTCATGGAAGGTACAATGCCCATCCGTTTCGCCAATGGCTACATTGAATTTGTGTACCATAGGGTTAGCTAAGATGCGGTTGAACGCTTCCTCACTCGGTTCTACAAGTACACCGCTCCACCCCTGTAGCTGCAATGCGTAGGTGTTGCTTAGGGTAACCCCATCGTTCGCACCAATGTCAAGGAAGAATCCTTTGCGGGATTGGAAGTATGCGAAGATTATATCCTGCTCGTTGTTTTGGGAGTATCTCATTTGGCGTAGGTTTCGGTGTAGTATTGTTCAAATGGTATAGAAGTGTTCACTCTACTATCATCCCATGTGTTTCCATGCTGCTGCTTTTCCATTTCTTTGGCTTGTGCAACCAATTTATTAAAAGCAATAGCAGTTTTTTCATTAACAAATGGTATTAATTCATCTAATTTATCAGCAAACCACTCCACCGATGTCTGTTGTGCCATGTTATTTAAGTTTTGGTTTACTTTGTTCACAAAATTTACAATTACCTTTGTGCGTTAATACCGATGCATTTCCCCAATCTCCAAAAAAATACTCGCAGCTATCTATTTCTACTAATTGTAATTCTGCGTCTGTTGAAATTACAAATCCGCTATTTTTTTTATTTGTGTTTACTTTTTCGCAACCAAAAAAAATAAAAGCTATTAATATAAGTATGTATTTAATGTATTTGTTATTATGTTGTACCATGTTATTTGTTTTAGTTTTAAGTGCCTAACTATTTATTAATTTTCCAATAATAGTTTTTGCTAAATCAAAGGGTTTGTCATGTTCCGTTCTAACCCTGTATCTAATAGAATTATATTGATTTGAACCAATCACAATAGCACCGACTATTTCAGCAGTAGGCTGAAACTGATGCTCATTATACCATTTGTCTAAATCATAAAACCCCATCTCAACAATATATTTATCTCTATTAATAACTCCATCTATTAGAAAATCTTCTGGAAGTTGTATGCCTTGTTTAATTTGCACGTACATATCATTTTTAATTAAAGTATGTATTATTGTCTGTTGTGCCATGTTATTATTTATTAGTTCTAAATTGATAATGATATAATTCCTTCTCAATCTTCACCTCTGTCTTAATCAACCCTGCGTTATGTATAGCAGTAGCCCACGCATAATCTTCCCCAATGCGTATATCCATAAACGGGAATGCCATTGCTATCTCCCTTCTAATGGGTACGATATGATTAGGGTAGCGGTAATATGCCCCACCCTTCGCCTCATAGCCGTAATCCTTTGATATGTACCACTTCCTTTCATCCCTGCCATCTGTGGTCATTGTACCATTAAATACGATGGCATCGGGATTAGATTCGGCTGCCGTTAGTATATCTTTAACGTAGGTAGGCGCTACCATGTCATCATCATCTATGAATACCACGTACTTCCCTGTACTGCGTTGCAGGAGTATATTTCTCTTTCTTCCCGTACTCATAGTACCATTATCCGATTCAGTTAAAACTTCAACCTCCGGTGTACGTTGCGGTGTCAGTACCTGTAATAGCTGCGAAAGGTAGCCGATGCGGTTGGGTAGGGTGCAAATGAGGATGGATAGGGTCATAGTGCTTGTATTTCGGATTTGACTTCTTCCCAATAAATACAATCTTTATAATACAGGTCTAAGTCATCAGATACTAATTTAATTATCTCATCTACTGCAATTAATGCACATTGTTTGGCATTTTGTATTTGTGTATCAAGTTGGTAGCCTCCTCTATAAGAAATAAATTCAGTATGTGAGTATTCACTAAATCTTTCAACCAACTCTTTTGCTTTCTCTTTCGGTGTCATACATTCTGTTTAGGGAACCCGGCTTTTGATCTCCTGATATAAGTTATTTCATCCGCTCTGTAAAACGATTGAGTGTGATTAAGCAGCGCATCTACAGGCTCCCCAGTCCATGCCGGGTGATAGTGGTCGAATATCCGCTTATCTACGTATTTATACGAATTGCACATCTTCGCCACATCCATCGCCTCGTTATCGCACCAAAGGCTTTCATATTGTGGGTGGTAGATGTACCCGAACCGCTCATAGTACGTGCGGCCCATGATTGACATTGTAGGCAGTAAGTGATTAACCCTGCCATCTGGAAAGTGAATGAATAGGTCTAAGTTACCCTCGAAGGCATTGATAATGTCAATGTCATAGCCCTGCTTTAGGAAACGCATGTCATCGCTCATATTCACAACTATATCACCCTTCCATCCTTCCATGCCCCGATTGATGGCGTGTACCTTGCTTTTGGACTTACCCATTGTGATAAACACATTGGGGAACTTTAGCAGGTCGGATAACTCATTTGAATTGAGCGTAACGGTATCATCATCATCTACGGTCAGTCCAACCGTGTACTTCTTAGAATGTGAATATGCCTGAATAGTAGCAAATGCGGCAGCCATCTTCTCCGGTCTGCTACGTGTTGCAAAGTTGTAATGTATGTGCATGGTTTCTGCTCGTGTTTCACAAAGATAGCAAATATCTTTGGAGTGGTTCATCTGAAGACGGCACTTTTGTTTTCCACAATAGATGCACAATTTATACAATGGGGTGTGATTTGGTGTCGGGGATGATTTGGATGATGGTAGTCGGCATTGGGTTGTCGGGATCATTGGCTACCTGTAGCGGGATGAGTTTGGATGCCAGGCGGTAGAATTCGGTTGGGTTTTGCTCTCCCCATTCCAACATATTAACCCCCGGCTTCAGTTGCATTTCGTGGAACGCATCAGTAATAACCTCACGTACTGAGCGGGTAAAGTGATTTACTGCCCCCTTTGTTCTGCCTCCAGTCTTTTTTCCCTTTGCCATCTATAAACCTCTATTTAATTACAAAGTTACCCATATTTCACACTAACTACCAAATTCGCAGATATTCGGATTCAAATTCGCAGATAACTCATTGATAATCAGTCAAATTCGCAATATTCGCATATTTCTCGCACCTCCTTAGTAATATAGAGTATTATGTATAGATATATAATATTATTATTTCTTTGAAATTTCTGCGAATATGCGAATATGGTTAGTTAGCCTATGGTAATCAATCAGTTATAAATTCGCAGTCGGTGCGAATATTGCGAATATAATGCCAACGGAATGGTATAGTTTATCGCTCACAAATGTTGGGTATTACCCCCAAATTGGGCATTAATGCGTATAAAAAACCCCCGATGTAGAAACACCAGGGGAAACCAAAACACCACATGAAATATTATCTCAGTCGGTTATGTATTGTAACCAACTCACATTTTCTCATATTGCCCATGCGCCACCCTCTTTACCACCCTTGCAAAATCAGCCCTACGCATAGCATCGAAGAATCGCTTAGGCTTAATGTTAAGCCTTACACATAGCAAATCTACTTCTTTCGTTGTAAACTTAGGTGGTAGGTTATCAACCAGTAGCCGAAGGTCAGCAGGTAGTCCGGATTCCGTTTCAGCACATAACTCACTAATTATCGATATAGTACTCTCGGCATAGTACCGATACAGGTTATATGCTTTGTTGACTATTTCCACCGTTATAACGGGTTTTAGTACGTTTTGGCATATACTTACCACATGGCACATTCGTGGGAAGTATGCCGACATTTTAGCTTCCGCGCCCATTATGTACTGCTCCGCCTTGCCTGCCATCCGGCTATTCGCATCCGCTAAATTCTGCCTGTAGTACTTGGTGTATAGTGTTTTCGCCTCCGGTGTAATCTCAATCCGTATGGGCGCACAATCTCCGGCTGCAAATTCTTTGTTGATGCGGTACAGGTGAGTTACCAATTCTTTCCACTCCTTACACATTTGCCGGCCACCGCTAAATGGGTCGGCATCTTCATTCAGTTTGATGTAATCGGATTTAACCATAAGGAAACGTGAGGCGAATCCTGATTGAATTTTATCAGCCCCGAATATGTGTGCCAACCTGGATGGCTGCGTACCCATCAAAAGGGATATGTTAAGTGATTTAACTACTCTTTCTTTCTCCCGATCCGCTCTAATTTGGGTGTACCTGCCCCCGGTGAATGCTTGAGTAAAGAATGAAATAGCATCGTTATTCGCTTTGTGCGCCCCTGCGTTTAGGATAGTTTCCGCTTCATCGTGATATACTCCCATCCCTGCCTCCTGGTCTTGCATTAGGGCTATGTAGCCCTCGGTGGTGCCATCAACTGCAAATGGATGGAATCGTTTGGGTTTAGGCTTGCTGAATGATTCCTTATTTACGTTGGCTGCTGCTTTCTCAATCAGCCAGTTATCCATCGCTAATTTGAAGGCTGCATCTTCCGATTTTAGTAAGTCGGCTAATGGTTCCTCACACATAGCTTTAAATGCCGGAGTTTTACCCACCGATACGGGGGCTATCATAATAGCAAATACGATGTTTTTTACATTGTGAAAGTCGGATGTATAGCAGTTCCCTGCAAGTGATGCGATAGTCCATATTCCGGCGGTAGCGAGAAACTCCGGGCATAGGCTCATTTCTGCTGCAACTTCGTGAATAGAATTGTTTATAACTTGTGGAAAAATACTATAAGGGTAACCCTGTTCTACGGGTTCGATTTCGAGGGCTTTAAGTACGGCATCCCAATCCCTGCCGAGGTGGTAGAACAGAATAAACGAAGGCGGCAGGCACCAGACAGGATACTGCTCCTTGTTATGCCAATGGGGAAAGTTGCTCATGGATGCGCTGAATATCATAACCCTTCGTGCATTATAGTACACTTTAGCGGAGATGCCGGCCGAATCACTACCCTTGCGCCTGTAGGCCTGGAACTTATCATTCTTGCCGTAGCGGTAGCCCTGTATGGGTAGTAGCCCTATATCGGATAGTATGGCATCGAATGAGTTGTCATCTATTGACTTGTCATATTCTGCCAACTGCTGCTCGTAACCTGCCGGGTAGCTGATAGCTTTCTTACTCGGATCGTACTTCGGTTTGTACTCGTTAAAGTATTGTGAAACTTCAATCAGATAGTTGTACTCCGATTCGGTAAGTTCCTGCACATCTTCCATGCTTTGATGGAATTCTGTATAACCGGGTGTTGGAAATGTGTAAACTACAGGGCCGTTGGAATACAATGCGATTACCTCGTTACCCTCCGGAGATTCGGCAAGCGGTGTTTTGCTCGGTAGCGCTGCGTAGTTTAGCCATACGTGGTAACCTGCGTTGCGGGTTTGCTCAATGAATACCTTGCTGAAGATTTCCGGTGCCTCGTTGGTTATAATTGCCATCCACTTGCTGAATAGTTCTTTGTCCTTAGTATTCTTTAGGTCGAAGTCAAGGCAGCCGTAGTTATTGCCTGTAAGTATCATTAACCCATTATCCGTAGGGCGGAGGTGCAGGTCATCCGGATTACTCCAGTTGCGGTGTGATACAGGTTGTTTGGTTGCAGCATCCCATTGTATAGGGATGACTTTGAGGCCGAGTTGTTGGTAATCGGTGTATTGGTGCATGGGTGGTGGTGGTTATAGGGTGTCAAATATAAGGAAGAATTCCTCCGGCGTATGCACAAACTCATATATTCCCCCTGCTTGCCGTTCCCTTTGCTGCTCTGCAAGTTGTTCGGGGCGGGGTTTGTCTTTGCCTACCTTTATTTCTATCATAACGGACCTGCCTTTGATCGTAGCCGAAATATCAGCCGTACCCTTCCTCGTTGCGGATGGAATAAACTTACCGTTAATCTGCCTGCCCATAGTATTAATACGTGTAGCCCGGTAGCCCGACCAGTTCAGGAAGTTAATAATAAACGTAGTCAGCCCATTGGATTTCGTTACCATAGGCGTAGGGGGCCCGGTGTAGAATCCATCCTTTACCACGTTCGGGGTACGCTCAAGC